GGCTCCAGAGTCATGTCCGGACCTGGGACATTATCATCTAGTGCCTTGGAAGTGTGTTCGATGTCGTATTTGGTCATCGAATCCATGACCGCATTCGTGACTGCGGTAGTGCCGTCACCGAGCTGCCTGATGGAGCTGGCGAGGACTCGCACCTTGGCGAGGACCGGGTCTGACCGACCGGTCTTGCGCGTGATCCCCATCATGCACTCCCAGCGCGGCGGCTGAAGCACGACATCCTTGGTCCTTGCGCCATCTCTGGCAGTGAGACCATCCTTCATCATGTGACGCCAGGCGATTGCCTCCGGGCCTGCGGCAACATCGACGTCACCTTGGCTAAGGTCGCCGCGATAGATCCATTTGTGACGACATGATGGGCAGGTACAGCCCACGGACAATATGTCACCGAGGGCTTGACGACGCAGGGTGAAGTAGACGTACAGCACGTCATGCATCCACATGCGCTGGATTACCAGCTTGCGCTGTGGATAGTCGAGTGCCTGGAAGTCAGCGTGGGGCCCCAGGGTCGTGAGGACGATGGCGAGCACCTCAACCACGTACTCGGCTGAGCCAATGCTCTTCTTGCGCTTCAAAGCCAGTTCCCGCTCGACTGGGAGGTCATAGACCTTGAACCCGAAGTTGCGAGTGAGCTGGCCCTGTTCGAGGATGCCGATGGGCAGTTGCTCACCATGCATCTGGAAATTGGTCGCGATGTGCTGAGGCAGACCGTCGGCGGTTGGGAGCGGCGCCAGTTCGGCAGCTGCGTTCAGCTTGAGGGGGGTGGTAGTCATGGGTGAGGGCTCCTCAGATGCGCCGCGGAGGGCGTCTGTTGGGGTAGAATGTGGCAGGCTGTCTCGGAGACACAGAGCGGTGTGCTATGCCAACGAGAGGTTGGGGCGTGAGCCCCGTCCCCATCAGATGGGGAAGATGCTGTCAACCTGGAATGACCACTCCAAAATCGCCATGTCACCGGCGTTCTCGAAGTCCAGGTCAGGCGTCTTGCGCTTGGAGGGCCAGACGCCTGTGAGGCTATACGTCTTGAGATTGGCTCCGGTGCCGGAGGTCATCACGAGCGTTCCAGCCTTCTTTGCTGTGGAGCTGATGGGGTCCTGATTCTCCTCAAACCAGGCCTCCATCGCGGATACCTCTGGGGTGTGATGGAGGGGCTGCTCGGCCGTGAACTCAGTCGCTTGGGCGTTACCGCCTGATGCGCGCGTTCGGTCGGGCAGGTCCACGATATCGATGCCATACTCCAGCCCGGCAACCTTCGTGAACGTGATGTTCGGCATCCCAGCGATGATGAGAGTGTACTTGTTGACAGGGATGTGGTCGGCCTGGAGGACCTGCTTGATGCCCATGGTGTTCTCCTGAAAAGTGGATTGCTCAGCGGGTGACCGAGGTTATCAGCCCAGGTCCTCAAAGATGCCCGCCTTGCCGATACGGATGTTGAACCGTTCCACCGTGTCGGCCAACCGCAGCTTGATATCTGCGTACAGGTCGCCATTCGCGGCGGTCAAGTTGGTATTGTTGTCATCGTCAATCTTGATCGAGACGGCGTGCTCAAACTTGTCGCCACGCAGCGCCCGCTTCTGCCACTCTGGCAGGAAGAAAGCCCTGAATGTCGTGATGAGTCCCTGACGGGTAAGCACATCATTGATCGCGAACACGATGAAGTCGAACTGGTCTCTGAAGATATTCTCATAGTGAGACATCATTTCTCGCTGATGCTTCCACTTCCAGCCCGGGTCAGAGCTGATGGTGCGGTCGCCCCAGATAACGAAGTTGCCCTTGACTTTTTTGATGACGTTGATGCCAATTGGGTTGAGCTGCTCTTCGGCAAGCACGCGCTCACCCGTCGGCAGCTTGGAGACGTTCGGCAGGGTGACGTCGATGCCCGCCGCAGCCTTGTGGTATCCAGCATAGTTTTTGGCAACCAAGGCTTCACGACCGTGAATTGACCCGGTCAGGGACCGTAACACAAGGCCAGAGCCGAGCGGGTTGGGCACGTAGCCATATGACGGGTAGCTGCATACGCCGAAGTCATTGCGGCCGATTGTGTCATTGATGTGGGCGATGGCCGATGAATCGTCATCCAGGCCAGAGGCAAATTCGACGCGGTACTGGTAGTTGGCGAACGCAGCATAAGCCAGCCCGGCCTTCTGAACCGCCGTGGTCACCACGCCGGGAGTCGCAAGCTTGACGAGGCCAAGGTTGCGGCCAACCAGGCGGTTGATAACCGACGTGGAAGTGTTGAAATGCTGCGTGTAGTCTGCGGTGGCCGGCGTGTCGCCGTTGTAGCCATCGCGCAGGAAGGTCGGTGCCTGAACCCTGAACTCGGCTCCCAGGGAGCCAACTGCGGCATCCCCTGCGGTCACCCCGAGGTTGGCCACTGTTGTCTCGACCACGATGAAACTGTCATAGCCACGGTTGGGATCACCGCCGCTGTCGTCGGTCGTGAGGTCGAAGCTGTTGGCCGGGCTGGCCTGAACCGCAACGATGTCACCCGTGGAGCTGGTCGCGGCCTGCCAGGAGGCGTTGATATCAGCGACGAGGGCGGCAATGGTGGCATAAGGGGCGTTGGTGGTGCAATCCACGGTGACCTTGCCGTAGAAACTGTGTATGACGTCGAGGTCAGCCGAGGGCGTGAGAGCGAAAATCAGCGCCCCAGAGTTGATGACGTTGGCCGCAGTATCGGCACTCATCGCCTCGATGGGAGCGACCGTTGGCGCCGTCACCAAAGTGATGGCGTTGTTGGTGTTGCTGTCGATACGCGTGCGAGCACGCTTGTTCGTGCCGATATCGTAGTACAGCCAGCCATCGATGAGTCCGCCAATGCCATCCTCGTCCACCGGGAGCGGTCGAATGTCGATGACAAATGAATCGGTCTCAACCAGGCCGCCATCGCCGTGGTGGACGGTGAAGCCAGGGATGTGCTCATTGATCGAGGCGTAGGCAGTGCCGATAGTCCCAGTTGGGAGGTCATCGAAGTCACCGCCGTAGGCATCGGCGGTGGTGACGCTGAACGTCGCGTCCCCAGAGAGGACCGTGATGGTGAGCCGCGCATTCACCAGTCGGTTGGTGAAGCCTGCGACGCTTGGAAGCGTGAAGTCACCGACCCATCCCGCGTTGGCAGTCGTCTGCACCGAGCTGATGACGCTTGCATACTCCACGGTAACGACACCCGAAGCCCAATCCAGTGCGTACCCGTTGAAGTTGGCTGGGCGCGTATCGGTGTTGAAGGTGTCGGTGTAGCTGATCGCCACATCCACCCATTCGTTGCTGGCGTCTTCGTTGACGACGTTCGTGATGTAGTACTTGCTCGCAGGGTCCAGCGAGAGGTCACTCCAGTCGTACACCTTGACGCCATTCTCCCACAGCTCAAGGCCAAAGTACAGGTCTTCATCCTCCAGGCCATTCTTCCATACGTACGCCAGCCCCTTCTTGACTCCTGCCACGCTCGCTGGATAGGTGAGCTCCTCTACAGGCAACCACACGCGGTAGCCGTCCGCTGCGGGAGCGGCACCGGCTGCGAGGTCTGCCGCCATCGTGCTGTCGGCCTTCACGGTGAGAACGCCAGCAGTTGTGTTGCTAATCACCTCATAAGTCTTCGTGGTGACGCCCTCGATGGTGAGGCGGGCACCGGCCCACTCGTTCACCAGGAATGTGGTTGCGGTATCCAAGGTTGTTGCCGTGATATCGACGCCGACAACCGCCACGTCTCCGGTGTGAACCCGCTCGCGACCTGCCCACCTGCCGCCGCTCCGTGCAGTCAGAGTGACCATCACTTTCTGGAGGTCAGCGGAGGGCCAGGAGGCGTCGCCCTTGACGCCGTAGGCGTAGCCGTGACCGCCAGTGCGGCCGAAGCAGGAGTCAGTGGGCTTGACCTCAGTTCCGTCGGTCACCCGAACAGCGAACAGGCGGCCTGCGCCTTGGCCGAGGTTGTAGAAGTCGAACGCGCTGTCAGGCAGCTCCGTATCGTCCACATAGGTGCCGCACTTCCTGCGGAAGTCAGACAGGCCGGGCACGTCAATGATCTCGTTGACCTCGCCCTTCTCCATCACTCCCACATAGCACGTGACTCCAGTGGGGGCTAGGGTGAGAGTCTTGTCTGGGGGTGTCTCGATGACGACGACGCCTGCCCCTAGCGTTGGTCCAAAGCGGCGAACAGACATGGGTTACTCCGTGATCTCATTGTTTTCGTTGTTGCCGCCAACCTGGTACCTGAAAGTCCCAGAGCCAACGCCATAGCCCTGTCCATCACTGCCGGGTGCTCCTGCCACAATAGCAGGCCGGTTCCAGTTATTGATGTCCAGAAGGCGAAATTGCATGTTTGCTGTGTGTAGCCCGGAATTTCCAGGCGTCGATGAGCGTGAGAAGGTCTGGGTGACGACCAATGTGGCTTTCTCGCCTGTCTGGGCTGACTGAGGAGCCATATTTGTATCCATCCAGTTTACCACTTCGGCCACCATTCTGAGAAGGTCGATGGCGAGAGGGGCGCGAGCTTCCAAGCTGAAGTCGACGTGTGCACGCCTTGGCGCTGGTACTATAACGCCAGACGGGGGTGAGGCGTAGATGTTCATGATGTGGGAATCCCCACCTCCAACCCCGAAGTCCACTGTGTCGATGCCCGTAAACGTCAGAGACGGCACTGACGCATCGTCTTCAAAGTCCATATCCGTCTGGACCGCTACCACGGGCGCATATTTGGCCCGAACCAGGAGACTATCGCCGGTGGTGGGCGCTCCGGTGAGGGTGACCACGCCAGCCAAGAGGCTAGAATACAGGTTGGTGCGCTTCTTTGGGTCCGTCGTCAGGTTCCAGACGCCGTCAATGGAGTCAACACTTGCTAACCAGTCGATGTAGTCATCGCCAAATGAGACAGTAACCGAGGTTGTCCCATCCGAAACGTGGATGGCGTCGGTCATCGGCCGGATATCATCCTGGAGCTGAGCGATGATCGTGTCATAGATCCAGTCCTCGATGAAGTCTGGGAGGCTCACCGTGCAGAGCAGCAGAATCTCGGTGACGCTGGGCGTGTACTCCCGGTCGGTGGTCGCGAGATTGAGGACTACCCCGAGGTCTGTGTCTGCGTCCCAGGCTCCAATGTTTGTATTGACTTCTTCTATGGTATTCCAGTGCGCGGGCAGGGTGGCCGGAACCCACCCCGCGGCCCAATAGAAGTGCGAAGCACCATCCCAAAGCCGCATCTTGATGCTGGTGACCTGGTTGAGTGAAAGGTCCTTGGGAGTCTCACCGATGACCTGGACCATGTCCCATGATACAAGCTGACCTATCGAGTGGACGGGCAGAGTCACGCTCAGGTCAACGTCGGTGGCATAGCCTGACCCCAGCCCGTCTCCCTCATCCTCTGTGTTCAGACGCACCCTGCGCTCGGATGGAACGATGATGATTTTGGTCCAGTCGCTGGTGACTGCATTCATACGCATCTTGGAGTCGAACTGCTCGCACTTCAAGAGACGCTTCAAAGTGGTGGTGCTCATGTCACCGCCTTGAAGCGCTTGTTGACGAGGCCAGCTGCCCAGGCGGCTGTCCAGTTATGGCCAATCTTGGCCCGGAGTCCCGGGTGTTCCATCGCCTGCGCGATGAAAGGGCGAGCAGGGATGCGAATGTGTGTAGTTGACTGCTTTAATGCCTTCCAGCCACCTGGCCTGCGCCGATACAGCTGAGCAGCTCGGCCAGTCAGGCGTGAGGCATCCCGCTTGCCGGCGGATACGTCAGCAAGGTAGCCAAACATGGCGCGCATCTTGGGAGTCACCCTGATGGTGGCTCCCTCGTGAACCGCAAGCGCACTACTCCCTGCGTTGTCGCCCTTCTTCACCCCAATCTCGGCCATGAATGGGTTAATTACCACGGAGGTGATCGCCTTGAACATCTCACCATGGTCGATGCCCGGCTTGGACGAGCCCTTGATGAACACGGTCAAGGGAGCATTAGCTGGGGCCATCCCACTCTTCAGCTCCGCGCGGATGGCCTTGCGGACGATGAGACCGTTGATTCGGGTCGCTCGCCCCATCTCACGTGAGATGCGCGGGTTGGTGACGCCAGGGTCCAGCATCGCGGCCAGTTTTGCCCAGGGGCCATAGTAGGTGATGCCTCCTGCGCTCGCCATCACGACCTCCTTGGGGCTTGGCTGGAGTAGTTGATGATGACAAGTGTGTTCGCTCCACTAAGATGTCCCGCGTCTGACAGTCCAGTCACGTACACGGTGACCGCCTTACCGCCGATGGAGGTGATCTTGTCGCCATTCTGAGGCGTGGTGTAAGACTGAGCGTCCAGAATCCACTGTCGGGTACACAGGTATCCCGAGGTGTGCTTGACCTCCCCAGCCCGGTCACCGGCATTCCGCGACCGGCGCATAGACTGGCTATGCTGGGCGTCGAAGGTGACCGAAGTGGAGTTGCGAGCAACGCCCTTGACCGGCTCACGTGCGCGCGCGTGATACTCGGTGGATGCCTCGTCCAGGCGTTCCACCGTCACACTTACCGGGCTGATGAGGGGCAGGGGCATTAAACCACGCTAATGGAGATTGGAGCACGGTAATTGCGGATGATCGCTTCAATTTCCGGCGTCAGGGCAAGAGCGTCGGTCAGCCCCACCGATGAGCTAGCGGTGTCCCACTCCTGGGAGTGTCGGTCAACCGTGAGCTTCTTCAGGGTGCCGCTGGACGATGAGCTGGACGATGAGCCAGCAGTTAGCCGCTCGGCCATCGAGAATACCATGGCCATCGTGGCGCGTCGGATAGGCGCAGGGGTTGTCCCGTCAGGCTCAAGGAAGCCAAACACGCCTGCGATGTCCTGATTGGCAGCTCCCTCGCTGAATATGCCTGGATGTCCGAAGGCACCGCCCTCGTAGATGGATGGCGACGCCGTCATCTCAATCTTGGGGTTGCGCCGCCAGTCTTTGGCAAGCCACGTTGGGCCCTTGCGGTTGATCGGCGATGCGTAGGCGTGCCATGACCCGGTTCCCAGCTCCTGCGTCGAGGCGTTGACCTTGAGGTGGTCGATGCCGATGATTGGGACGGGGAGGTGGATGCGAGTGGAACCCGTGCCATCCATCTTGAAGGTCTCATACACGGGCCTGAACGGCTGGCGGCATCGGCGGTCGATCAGGGTTTGCGCGTATATCAGCAGTTCCAACATCCAGGCGTCAGGGACCGTGACGGCACTCAAGCCCTCGGTGCGAAGCTCATTGGGGCTGACGTAGCTCCAAACGCCCATTGCAAGGTCGACTGCGCTGATATAGAACACCTGCTCCCAGATGATGGTCGCGGTGCTCGTGTCTGGGTCCGTGTACCACCACTTGATCGAGTGCTTGCCCTCGTTGACAGAGCCCCAGGAAGTCCCTGGCGTTATGCCGATGTCCAGAGCGATGTCCTTGGCCGGGAACACCCCGGTGTAGTCGCCCTCCGCGCTCACATCTTCACGGCCGCTGGAAGGGAACACCTGGACACGGCTGCCAGAGTCCCAGTCGTACACGACGAATTCAACAAGGGTTGGATCGAAGAGCTGACCCTCACGGTTCACGGCGTGGAGCGCCAGAATCTCGTGGGTGTTCTCCTCGGAGTTTCCTAGGTGCGGCATCAGCCCACGCTCCTGATTCTGGCCACCAGAGGTGCCGCAGGGGCTGCCTCCGGGGGGGTGTGTGGAGTACGGGCCACCCGGGCTGGGGGGCTGCCTAGGGGCTGGGCTCCTGCCACTCCGGGGTTGTGTACCCGTCGCCCTGCGCGTTCACACTCAACCTTCATCGACCCGTTCTGGCCGCGCCACACGGTGACGGTGTACCGGGTGGAGTCGGCCTGGACGGTCACCACTTCGCCAGTTACGCGCGTTCCATCCTTGGACAGGATGAGGGCGCACTCGTAGTGAATCGAATGGAAGCGACTAGGCCTTGGCGCAGCATACTGGCGCCCACCCCAGAGTATGGATGCGCCAGTTATCGTGCCTTGGAATGCCGGGTCAGTGCTGAGGTTCTCCCAGCGCTTCCTGTCGGCATCATGTTCCAGATTGAACTGGACCGTGTCGCCACTGCTTTGGTTCACCTGCAGCACGAACGGCTCTCATTCTGGGGGGTCAGCCGGGGTGAGCTTTGCCAGTACCACAGCTTGGCGCTCGACAATCTGCTTAACCAACTGCGCGTTGGTCGGCGGCTTGCGAGCGTTGATTCCACCGACGCCAAGGTCATGGGCCACGGACAGAAGCCGCTTTTTGGACATCTTCACCGTCACGGGCAGCTTGGCTAGGGCTAGCAGCCGTTCCTCAGTGATGACAACGGCATCACCAGGTCCGGTTCGGCCCTTGGTTCCAACGGTATCTCTGGCTGAAGTAGGCGGCTTGGAGACCTTTGGCTTGCGCACCTCACGCGAGGTCACCCTGTAGCGCCCTGAACCCTCGAAATAGGCAAGTTGCGTGGGGTTTGTGCAGGGGAATTTGACGCCCTTGCGGTGGCGTGCGCCCCAAGGAGCGCGGTTGGTCGCTCCCTCGATGAGTTCCACGTGGTGAATTTTGGCCATTGTATCTCCCATCCTGCGAACAGATGATGGCGGGTGTAGGTCGAAGCCATCCTCAGGGAGGACGGCTCAGGGAGCCACGGAGGGCTGGGCCCTCAGCGTGATCAGATGGCGTTGCTGATGTTGAACGCCTTGACGCAGGCGGTCAACTCCTCGAACTGGACATCGGTCTTGGCGGTGATGGCGTACTGATCCACCCGGCCATAGATGTCCCGATCCTTCTCAACCCGAATGTCACGGCCCCACGCGATGATCATGTTCTTCTTGTGGGTCAGAAGCACTTGCGGATATGCTCCATATGTGAGCTTGACCGTGTCGGTTGTGCCGATGGCCGAGCCACCGCCGGCGTGGGTCACGGTGCCCGCGCTCTCATCCACCGTGTAGTCAGTTGTCTCGGTGTACGCCTCTTCGGGGGTAATGCCGCTGAGGGTGGAAGTAGTGACGACCATGCTGGACGCCTGGATTGGTCCGTAGCGCAAGCTGACCGTGGAGCCCGAACCTGTGAAGATCAGGTGTTCCACGATGGGCGGGTAGAAGTCGAACAACGCCACGCCAACCAGCGGAATGCCGAAGGGCGTCATGCGGTTCATGCTGGACAGCGCGTCATCGCCTGACGCGGTGGCGCGGCTGGCGACGCGCTCACGGTAGAGCTGTTCCAGCTCTTGCGAGCACAGGAACACCAGATTGCGCTTCTGACGCTTGAACTTGGCCGGTAGCTCGTTCAGCATCAGACTGAACACGTTGGGGCTGATCGCTGCGCCAGCGATGTCTACGGTGGCACCGCCGTCAGCGAGGCGCAGCCAGCCATCGAACAGGGCCAGGAAGGTGTCCTTGATGTATTCGGTCGAGCTGCCGCCATCGACCAGGTCGGATTCCAGCGCGGCCACGCCTTCGTCATCGCCGTTGATCTGAAGCTCCTCGACATCATTGGCCATCTGGGTAGCCATCATTCTGACGATGTGCTCCTCAACATCCTCCCCTTCCAGGTTGTTCTCCACGAAGCTGTCGCCAATCTCGAATGGCGTCATGATCTCTTGTGGAGTCAACTGGACTTGCGACGTGGTGATGCCCTTGCGACGGTTCGGGTCACGGGCTTCAGCTGCCGGCATGGTGACGCGGGTGCCGACGCCAATCTTGTCGATGTTCAGGTTCTCAGCTCGGAAGCGGACAACCCGTGCGAACTCATCGATGCCGGTGACATCAATGACAAAGTCGATGAACTTGTCCGCCTGCTTGTCGTTCAGCTTGCCGCTGGTCGCGATGTCAAGGGTGGTGATAGTGGCCTTTTCAACCAGCTCTTCATTCGTCGCGGACATTTTGTCTCCAGGTGCGGGTCTGCCAGGGGGCAGGTGCGATGAGGGTTGGCGCTACCCGCGCCAATGATTGTTCAGAAAGGGTTGGGACTACTTGCGTGCGGCGTTGGCTCGGCCAGCCTCTCGCTGCTTGCGGGTCGGCTGATGGACGATATTGTGAAACAGTGACTTCTTGACACTGGTCGTGTCCGGGTCAGGCGTGTCGTCAGCCTCGCCATCGTCGGCGCTGCCTGCCTCAAGCTCTTCCAGCTTCTTCTTCAGGTCTGCCGTAGCGGTCTGGGACGCTTCCAGGTCATCCTTGGCCTTCTGGAGAGCAACCACGCTGGCGTCCTCCTTGGCTTTGGCAATCTCTGCCTCGGTGGCTTCAGGCTGGGTTTCCAGCTCGTCAAGACGCTTGGTGACGGGAGCCAGCTTGGAATCCAGAAGAGCGGCGATGTCCGCCAGGGATGGGCCGGTGCTCTTCGTGACCTCGGCGTCCTCAGTCTCCTCCTCGACTGCCGGGCTCATCTCAGCGATGGTGTCGATGAGGCCCTGCGCGAGATTGCCCAGAGCAGCCAGCCTCTTGGGCGTGACGCTCTTGGCCTTGAGTGCCTCGACCTGCGCGGTGAGGTACTTGGAGACCGACTCGACGTTGATGGAGTCAGCGAGAGCCGAGGCACTAGCTGCCTCATCGGCTTCCTTGACGAGCGAGATGACCGCTGAGATAGCCGCTGAGACGTCGGTGCTGACGGCCAGGTCATGATCGCCCTCGTTCAGGCTCTTGAAGACTGCCGTGTGGATGTCGCCCTCGACTGGCCAGAGCATGCCGTGAATGTCGTCTACTGCCTTCCAGAGCTGGCCAACGTCGGTGAAGCCCTCGAAATTGGCCTTGAGGGTCTCAATGGCCGCGGCGGCACCGGTGAGTCGCTCCATCGCCAGTTCCTTGGACAGGAGCTTGATCTTGCCAAGGTCCTTGACGAGAAATTCGGTGACGAAGGTCGGCTTGACGGTCATGGGAAGCTCCTTGGATGCGTCCTGGACCAGCGATTTGGTAATCAGGAATTTGCGGTCATTGGCGGCTGCGTCGACGAGGGAGACCTCATGGACGTCAAGATGGAGTAGGGGGCGTGACTTCTCAACCACGATTGGCAGGGCTGCCTTGGCTACCGGCTGCTCATCCGTCTCTGCTGGGACCGTCGCTGTGGCCCCGATGCTGAAGCCCGTCAGAGAGCCATCCTTGACACCCTTCCACAAGGCGTCATCGAGCACCTTGACGGTCATGATCCAGGTGCCCTTGAGCACCGGCTGGCCGCCAATAGTCGTGTCCTCAGGCGCGATATAGGACTCAGCCAGGTGGACATCAGGAAGGCCGAACAGCTTGTGCTGCACGCCCAACTCGCTGGCCGCGTTGTATTTCGCCACAAAGGCGTGGGCGGCTTGCTCGATGACCTCTGCGCTGACGGTGTCGCCGTGCAGGTCCTCTACATTGGGCTGGAGCACGATACCGGTGACAAGCCGCTTATCATCGTCACTCTTGACGATATCGCAGGTGATCACAGCTTGGTAGCGGGCATGGAGGGGCGCGGTCATTCTGGCCGATTGCTTCAGGAGGATGGGGTCAACACCCTGAAGTATATCTCGACCGGACCAGAAAGTAACGGCTGCCAAACTGGCAGTAACGCCCAGCGCGGCCCAGTCTTACTGCGGACTAACTCAGACCAGCTCCAGCTGGGTCACTCCTCAGTTTCATCAAGGATGGGAAGGATGTGGACGTGGTCTCCGACCTTCTTCAACTCCCCATCGAGCAGCCAGCCCTCCGCCAGAAACCCTGCAAGGTCCATGACGTCCTCGATGACTCCACCGATCACTTGATCATCGTCATCTTCTGGTCCCCTGCCCACGACAGCGAAGCCCACCTCCAAGCCATTGCCCCGGTCGATGACCTGGGCCTCACCGATGTAGTCATTTGCTTCAGCCATCGTTCCTCCGGAGCACTCTACAGCTTCCACTGCTTAGCAATCTGCTTGCCCATATCATCCAGCAGCCCTGGGAAGTGTTTGTCCAAGAGCATCCTGGATCTTGGGGACCAGTACGCCTCCGCCATCATTTCAGCCCAGAACTCCTGACGGCCAGCGTGCCCGGCCTGTCTGAAGTAGGTTCCATTGCCCCAGCCGTGGCGCTCAGTGTACCATTTCTCAAGGGGATCCTTGCGGAGGTGGCGTGGCCCGGTTGTCGGCTTCTTGATGGCCTTCTTGTGGTGTTTGATCCACCATGCCTGGTCGCTGAAGTCTTGGCTGCCGAGGATGCCGCCGCTGGCGTGGGCCGCATTCCTGCCCAGCTTGTCCATCGTATGGCCCCACTCGTGGAGCGCGGTATGGCCTGCCTCCCTGATGCCTCCCTGAATCCCAGAGCCAATCGCAACGATGCTGTCGGTGCCGGTGCCTGAAGCGCCACCACCAACTATCCTCCAAGTCCTGCCGACGGCCCAGCCGCGTGGGCGGACACCCTTCAGATGGGTCCACCGATCGGTGATCCACCGCTCGATGTACACCCGGCATTTGTTCTTGCGGGTGAAAGTGGCGACAACCTTGGGGATACGCGCCATCGCGTCCCTGACGTTCTGGATAGCGTCCAGGGTGGCCCGGCCGGTGCCTGCAAGCTCGGCACTTGGGCCCATCTGAAGCAGCCACCGGTCAGGCTTGGCGGTGCCGCCGTCGCCAACCGAGTTGCCAAAGACCTTCTGGCGCCCATTCAGCTTGGGCTTCTTGGGCTTCTTGGGCTTCTTCTTTTTGGGGGCATCACCGGCTGCCGGAGGTGATGCCTTAGGCACCTTGCCCTGGCTCTCGACGTCTACTGTGGTGCGGCATTTAAAATGGTAAGGGGGCAGACCGTAGCCAGCCGCTGAGAGGGTTGCGGCTGCGCCCGATGAGATGGATTTGCCTGGCGTAACCTTGACGCCAAGACCCTTGAACGCCTTCTGAAAGCCGCCTGGATTCCAGGGGTGGGCATCCTTCATGTCCGCTTTCGTCGTTATATCCAGCTCCTCGCGCACTTTATCGGCGGCCAGGGTGACCGAGAATGTCTTGCCGTTGAGTGCGGCGCAGATGTCCGTTGTCCGCTCATCCATTGGGTTGACAATGGTATACTTCTTGATCCCAAGCTCTTCCATCTCCAGGATGGAGCTGCTGACCCTGGCAGTGGTGGCGGCATTGACGGCGACGCCCTGGAAATACCACATACCCTTGTGGTCAAATGCGCCGACTCCGTGGATCTTCTCTGCTGCCTTCTTGAGTTGCTCGCCTGCTCTCTCTCCATGCGCGCCACGCAACTCTTCCATCCCCTTTCTCTGAATTTCCCACTGGGTATCCAGGTCTTGATGCTCTTCCAGCCAGGTGACCTGCTGCTTGCCGAGGTGCTCCAGAGCTTTCATGTCGACGATGTCGAAGCTAGCGTCCAAGTTGGCTTTGAAAACCAGCTCTTTGTCGTATCCGGCTGTCCCCATCGCCTTGTTCAGGATGACGTTCTGGCTGAGCTTCCAGATGCCTTCCAGCCCCTCGTTGATCATCGCGATAGCGTCCTTGGATAGCCAACCTTTGGCCAGTGGGGCGCCTACCAACTTGATCGCTGCCTCGATGTCCTCATCGGTGACCGACTCAATGCCATCCAGGTGGGCTACACCAGCGAGAATACCCGCCTCAGAAAGTGCGGTCCATTCTGCCATTAGCGACACCGCCATCGCGTCCTGGATGGCCTCGATGTCCTCATATTCCGGAACAACCTGCGCCTTCATGATGGCTAGCCCGATTTGGACGGCGTGGCGCCCAAGCGAGCAGCCGCACTGGGGGGCGTGGAGCATTTACAGCACCCAGGCAGAGTCGATGAGCTGGCCGCTGGCGGCGCCAAGGCTTGCCCACGGCTTTTCAGCGATGGGGATCAGGTCCTGGACGGGATAGCGCCAAGCATCGCCCTCAGCAATGCCACTTTCCAGCTTCATGACCGCCAAGCTCACGCCCTGGTCCACGAGCAGGAAGGTGCGCCCCTCGGTGTCCACCTCGGTGTCCATCATCAGCCAGTCGTCCGCACCAGACACGAGGGCTGACCCCTCAGCAGCCGACACCTGGATAGCCGGCATCCCGCCTTGGCCGGCCTGGGCCTTCAGCACCTCCACCGTCCTGTCCCTCAGTGCCTTCAGCGCGGTTACCTGCTGGCCGACCTCGTTGGGCTGGGCCTTGTTCTTCACTGCCTCAGCCATCTGCTGGCTGAACGGGATGTCGGGGTTGATCGAGGCGTCTAGCGGCGCCACGCCAGCGCCCATGATATCCTCCAGGATGGTCTGGGCTCGTCGTGGGGTCATGGCCCCAGAGCGCTCTGCCGCAGCCATCACCTTGATCATGTCCTCATCGTCAGTTACATTGGGGCCATTGGAGCGATAGATCCAGTGGCGGATGCCCTTGCGGCGCAGAATGCGGTTCCACTGCCAGTCCTCCTCGCGACGCTCAGGTGCGAACACCTGCTCATCCGCAATACGCCTGCTTGCTTCCACGTTATTGGCGGTGTACTCGCCTGCGAGGCCAACCAGCACCTCTGGCAGCCTGAAAGAGCGTCGCACCTTGGAGGCGTTGCCTGAGTCATACTTCTGGAACATGGCGTCATCTGTCTGAAGCTGAGCAAGGGGCTTGGCCTCGATGCGCACCTGGCCACCGCCGATGTCGGCCTCATCTGGGTCTGCTTCAATAACCAGGAAGCGGCTGCGGTTCTCCGAGTCCTGGATGACCGTCTTGGTGAAATCCTTGATCCGCTGGATCGTGCCGTCGGTGAGCTGACCGTTCGAGACCAGCAACAGCATCGACGGGATATTGTTGTTCTTGATTGTGCAATAGTTGATCGACTCGGACGCACGGCCACCGAGGATGGCAAACAGGTTGCCGATGTAGCGCGGCAGCCCATAGGGACTCCGCGCGCGACCCAGTCTGAAGTAGACCATAGGGTTGGCGATAGCTGCACCCTCGGCAATCTCCTCTGGGGTCAGAACCATCCCGGTGTCCCGGCTGATCATCCTTGGGTCGCCCATCTCTTTGAACCAGGTGAGCTTGGCGTGGACGCCCTTCTTGGTCAGCTGGACGTGACGTCGAAACCGCTTGCGGCGCTGGACCTCCTTGATACGTCGGCTCGCGCCACGCCCAATGGCGCGCGTATCTGTGTATGTCGTGGGCTTCTTGTCAAGCACAGAGAGCCGCATCTGGTAGGCAGGGACGTGGTTGTAGCCGATGATGTCGCCACCCTTGGTTTCGATCAATTCGAGCCACGCGCAGCCTGTCCCTTCCATATCCTCGCGAATGAGCTTGCGAACTCCACCCTGGGAGGTCTGAGCATCCCACGACCCGTAGTTCAGAAACTCGTCTGCCTCCTCCCACTCAGCTTCGACCTCAGGTGGGATGTCATTCTTGTCACGCCCTTGACCGTCGAGGAGCTGGAACCCAAAGCCACAGATGTTGGTGCACATTGCCTCGATGCACTGACCCAGCTCGCTGTTCTTCTCACGGAACAGCGTGAGGGCGAACAGGTTGAAGGGTGGCTTTATGGTCTTGTTGTTCGTGCCACCTTCCAGCTTCACCCAGGAGGTTTCGTGACTGACGCCGCGCTCCTCGGCTGCCTTCTGGACCTCAGCCTGAGTGACCGGTGACTCGATCACGAGCACTCGCTGGACCCTTCCAGTTTTGGCCTTGGCAGTATCTACAGCGGTCATGATTCCCTCACATCAAGCCCAGTTCTTCACTGCGGCGCTTGCGTTGTCTCTTGAATGCGGTGCTGATAGCCAGATCCAGGGCATCGAAGATGTCCTTGTATCGTCCGCCAGGGAACTGGAGAAGGTGGTCAACGAGGGCGTTGTAAACGCTCTTACAGATGTGGACTCGCCCCTCCTGGAACCGAGCAGCGAGACGGTGGGCCCGTGTCACCTTATCCTTCATCGTGATAATCGGCTTCATGACCATATCTGGGCGGTCGGTCTTCAGCCGCTGATATTGGGCGTCTTGATAGGCATTTGTCTCAATCCCAAAGCAGACGATGCGGCGCTTGTCGACCGCACCACCCATGCCATTGTCCCACCATTCTTTGATCTTCGCCGTTTGGGCCCCGAAGTTGAGGTGCCCGGCGAACATCGCGGTGACCCAGATGTCAGGCCCCTGTGTCGCAATCCCAACCATGGCAAACTGATCGTGGTGCTCTTCGGTCTTGATGGCGAGGTCGATGCCGGCGAACCATTTGGCCTTGGCAGGCACGTCGCTCAAACTACAGGGCGCCCCCATCCAATCGATGTCGAAGATTTCACCGCGCATAGCCTCAGTGTCGCACTGGAACTGCGAATTGAAGATGACCAATCCAAGATGGTCCAGTTTAGTCCTGAAGAAGCTGGCCGGGTACTTCTCAGGCCAGGGACTCCTGCCCTTGGAGTCGAGCGCGGGCACGATTTGCGTGTGCTCCTTCAGCTCATTCTCTTGGAGGTGCCCATACAAATCCCTGAAGTGGTACCGCGTACCGAACAGGTGAAGCTCGCAGTGCGGCTCCATCGTAGGGTGCATCACCTTGTAGTACCAAGTCTGGGTGCTCTTCCGGCCAATCTCGGTGCGGCTGTTGTCCTCGTCGACAAGGTCATCCCCATAGACCTGGTCGAAGTGCTTGCCGATCAGCTGGCCGCCAATGCCTACGCAGGTTATGGTCGACTCCTTCATCGGCTTGGTCCGACCGGTGACGATGATCTCCGATTGATCCCATTTGTCCTCACCGACTAGGTCACCGAAAATCTCCCTGAAACGCTCATTCTCCTCCAGGTGCTGCTTGATTTCACGGAGGATGTCGGTGGCAAATCCCTGGGTCTTGGATACAATCAGGATACGGACGTCTCTGTCCTTCAGAATAGCATGGAGGATCCTGACTATCTCGACAGAGGTGGTCTTGCCGGCGCCACGGAAGGCAAGCTGCAGGGAGATCGGGTGGCGCATACTAAAGTGCAGCATCAGCCTGTGGAACGGCTGAAGCTTGTAGCCCAGCACCTCGTCAGCGAGGATATCCACGCGGTTGAAATCAATGACCTGGCGTCGCAGCCACTCGTTCTGGGCCTCGCGAGCTTGTATCCACCGAGTGGTCAGCTCATCGCGCGTGACGCTCTCACCGCCAACCAGCATCACAGCGCACCCAGATGAGGCATCATAACCCTGATTGCGTTGTGGTCAATGAGCTGATCGCCAGCGCCGCTTGGGAATACCGCAGGGTGGATGACACACACGGCAGCGTCGGCGCCACAGCCACTAGGGTGGCCCAGACGCATCCGTCCGGCATCGGTCTTGTTGGCGCCATCGGCATCAGTTCCAATCGTGTAGGTCGTGTTGTTCGTCATACCTGAGACAGAGGAGACCGTGCACTGGACTCCGTCTTGGAAACAACGGACTAACCAGTCCCCTCCTGATTGTTCCCTGTAGCACGTGATCGTGGAGGCATCCCCCATCGTCAGCTCGCGTGGGAGGGTGAATATTGATTGCCGGTTCGTCCCATACGTCCCATTCTCCCAGAATATCTGAACAGTCGTGTTGTCGATATACATCTGGATGGGTATATTCTCAGATTTGGTCTCCCCGCTGGCATAATCCTGAATGGCATACCACCCCGTGCCGGTGACCCAGTCACTGAGATAGGCGTGCATTACGCACTCCCTGATGGAAAAATCGACGTGCCCGCGGCCCCATTTGCTGCCGCCATAAGACATGATGTGGGCGCCTGCAGGCAGCTCTTTTGGATATGAGTGCTTGTCCAGAAGTGCAGTTGCGGCCAGGTGGTCTGCCAGCTGATCTGCCCCGTCACTGCCCACCGAGGTATCACACCACACCGTGGAACCCTCATCGCCAAAGTCTCGACATCCGAACGAAGCTCTGTTGCCGTCGCCCGTTGACGTAGCTGTCGTGGGCGCCGTTGCCGTGGCATAAGTGGTGAGATCCGTCATATTGGAGACGGAATCCACATTACAGACAACGCCGTCTTGGAACAAGCGCATGGTGGCTGTCCCTCCTGAAATCGTCCGATACATCGACAGGAAAGAGTCGACACCCAGGATCAGCGGAGTGTTCAGCAAGAACTTACAATAACGATGCACGTTGAACGGCGTCTGGTGGGCGTAGTACAGCAGAGTGCCCGCTGTCTCCAAAAACAGCTGATAGCCGGTGTTCCCAGCCGATGTACCGTCAGCATTGTAGTCAATCGCAATCTCGCTCGTGAGGCTGGCCTGAACATCCTCAGCATTCATGTGCCATACCATGGAATTCAGGCGAGGGCCGGAACCTCTGCCAACCAGGGTATTGCCCAGTGGCGCCCACAGGACTAGCCCGTCAGGCAGGTCCGTCAGGTCATATGTGATGACGCCGTTGGCAGGGCGGATGATCGGGTGATGGACGCGTACCGCGTGGTAGGCCACCGGCGCAATGCCTTGGTACTCACCCACGGGTCACCTCGCGCACGCCTGCCCATCTAGCTGACGCGAGGAGATGCCCGAGGACGTGTGCGTGGGTATCGGTGTGGGTCATGAGCTCAGCACGCGAGAGGTGGACAGGCGGTGACGGGAGGGCTATGGGGCGGTGAGAGGTGCTCCAAAGCAGCAGTGTTGGCCTCTACACTCACAGCCTGCCGCCAGTCGTAAACTCGACGCCATCCGCGGCGAAGGTCCACACGACCAGATCTTGCACCGGCGTCCCGTCAGCGTCCAGCTCCAGCCGCAGCACGACCAGATCGCCCTCGTAGTAGTCGGCGATCGGAAATGGGCCAAAGGTCATTGTGAGCGGTCGATCGGTCACCGCGCCAGTATCCGTCGCCACGGTGATCGCGGTCGCTGCCTTGCCGGTGAACGCCTCGGCAGAGGTCGCAGCCCGTGCCACAGGTGCGATGCCCCCCGCGCTGTCGGCGATGAGCACGCCACCGGCAGCCAGCACGAGCACCGACAGGATCACGTCGGGGGCTACCGTGACCGGAGACGCACCGACAAGCGAGTATGTTAGCGTAAAATTCAGGGCGAACGCCGTACATAGCGCGCCTGGGAGTGAAAACTGGAAGCTGATCGAATCGTTGGCCGAGTTTAGGGCGCCCTTCTTGATCTTTTGATCCCAACCGGTCGGTACTCCGCCTGAACCCACGGCAACCGTAGCATCGCCTGCACCTCCACCGGCTACCTCGCCCCACACGTTGCCGACGCCAAAGAGCTGGGTCCTCCACATAGCCAGCCCACGCGCAGATAGCTGCCCGAGCGCATTTGTCGCCAGGCTCGACTCCATAATCCGCAGCCGCTCCCAGGTCGGCGCAGTCGTGAGCAGTGACGTCACGCGGATCCGCGTATGGTAGGCAGGCTGGCCGGACACCGTGCTCAGGGCTTGGGTTGTCGAATCATCGACCCCCAGGTGGATGTTCTCCGCGCTCGTCGCTCGCAGATAAGCCTGGTCTGCATACACGTACTGCTCGCCGACACTGGCAGCCATCACGCCAACGGCGACCCACGCCACACCATCCCATATTTCGGCGACGTATGCGCCACCGACGCCCGCCACCGCCTGATTCAGCACCCAGCCCCAGTGCTTTAGCTCGACTGCTGCCGGCGTCTTGCGAGTGCTCGCGATGTAGATAGCGTGATTCACCGCCAAGCCCTGAAAACTGAAGGTGGAGCTTGATCGGCTTGCCGCCGCCACTGTCACGTCGGTCTGATTGCCGCCGGTGACGACGCTGCCAACCATGGTTTCGGCGCCATCAGTAGTGACGACATGGATGCCGTCGCTGTAAGGGGCGCCACGCCCAACCTCCAGACTGGAGCCCAGCTCTGGAAAGCCCAGCGCCATATCTGCACCGATCAGCCGCTGCCGACTGTCACGGGTGTCGCTGTCGGCTTGGTTAAAGGCCAGGGCGTAGTCGGTGTTCCCAGCGGCAGCACTTGGAAAGTCAAAGAGCGGATCAAGCGCACAGCCTGCGGTTCGCACGATTGTCCCCGTACCAGTCAGCAGAGGATCGACCCAGACCGTGCGGAGGGTGGCGCTAATCTTGCCACCGCTCACCGTGATCGATGGGCCATCGGCGACGATATGCACCGCATTTGCGACACTGAAAATGTTGGGCGAGTACAGCCGAATTGTCGCGGTTCCCCCAACGTTTACGGCGTCGGTCACGTTGGTGTTGCCGACGTTGAATCCTTGCGATTGGAATGTGCCAGTACCAGACGCAAGGATGACCGCGTCAGTCGTCCCCCCAGACTGTGGACAGTGAACATCGTCGAGTGCCAGCACGCCAGAGTCTACACGGAGATATGCTGCCAACCCGCCCGTCTCATTGCGGATCATGCCGCCGATCAGTTTGCCCGTGCCGCTCTTGTTCACGCCCCAGCCAGCGCCGGTGGCGCCATCACCTTGGATGTTGATCCCGAATAACGCGCCCGTTCCTGCGATATGCTTGATTCCAGCGTGCGCCGCTGTCGGCACGATGACGGTGATCCCGTCAATCCCGCTGCCGGCCCCAAGCGCCAAGATGTCCGCAGTCGCCGCTGCAGACCCAATCGCTGTGGTCTGCCAGGAGTGCCCCGACAACACGACACCAGCAGGCACCGACAGC